GTTGAGCCATTTTGAAGCGTTAGTTCTTCTACGCTATATACTGTTGTTGCCAATTTAATCCTCCTAGGATCTAGTCTTAATTATTATAACATATAGATATTATCGACACAAATGAGAAACCCCCAGTTTCCTGGGGGTTTTCATTAATAAATTGAATTTATTATACTACTAATACACGGTCAATAATCTTGCCGTATTCTGAGCCAGAGTAGTTAGCATCTGGTAGAAGACGGAAAGTCACTGGGAATGTGGTCGCAGTTGTACGTGCAAGAGAGTGCTGTGACTGTTGTACAGACAAAACACGACGTGCATAATATACACGCTCAGATGAAGTTGAACCTGCTGTTGGAGCCTGTCCTACTGCAATTAGTTGACGCTCTGTTGGAGCGGCACCAAGTGATCCTGCTGCTAGACCAAGTTCTTGCTTGGTAGTTGTAGATGTTCCAGTTACTGCTGAAAGTGTGCTTGAGCTCTGTCCGAACACTGTTACGATGTTCTCTAGAGTACCTTCTGACATTTCTGTTGCGATCATAACTTCCATTGCAGACTTGAACAGCTTAGCTGTATCAAGTAGCTGATCAACGGTTACTGAATCAAATGTTGGGTTGTATGTAATTTGAAGACCATTGTTGGTGAAACCAACGTTACGGTATCCAAAAAGTCCTGCTGTTTGGTTTACGTTATTAAGTGTTGTTGCGTATGATGCTCCTGGTGAAAAAGCTGGAACTCCAACTGTATTCGCACCTGATGCAATTGCTACGCCTGCTTCTGCGTTAGCGATATAATCTGAATCGTTAATGTCAACATTCGACAAGAACAATGGAGATGCGCCAACTAGAATATTTTTAGCATTACCTACGGATTGTGCCATAGTTATTTTCCTCCTATTTATAAAAATATATATATATTGTTGTAAATCATTAAATCTTGGCTGGCTAGGCCCTTCCCTCTATGTACAATAATAGAGTATAATGCGCCCAAAGGCAAATTAAAGGAATCTACCAGTCGAGTCTAGGTGTCTTGCGTATTTGACCTCAAGTATTACATCTGTAGACAGAAATCCTACTAATTCTTCAGATGGGGCTGTTGGAGAAATATCGGCAACAAATATACTAAAGAATTTGAACTTCTTTGATATGCCAGAATAGGCATTTGCGTCCCTAGCTGAATCATCCATTCTTCTGAATAGGTCTGTCATTAAGTTTCTAATCTCATTGATCTCTGAAACATCTGTTGAATAGATGGTGAACAATATCTGCTCACAGCATATTGCCCAGTTGTCTTCATAGGATAGTCCTATCTTATCATAGACTATGTGCTTCTTCCCGCTCAAAAACTGATTCATTTCTGGAGACTGCTGAATAGGTATAATTGGAACAATCTCTTGTCCTATATTATCTGAATAATAATCCGTTGGAGTAAATATATCGTTTGCCTTTAATTCATTCCAAAGATACTTTCTTAAATCAAGCATTATATCTGCCTTGTAGTCTGTCATACTGCACCTCCAAATGCTGAAGCAATTGCTGATTCTGCATTCATATTTAATGTATTAGCATTAAATGAATATTTAACTTTTCTAACATCTGACGGAAGTCTCATTGATTTAGTTAATGATGAATTAAATATCTGTTGGAATCCCGACCTTTTAATTGCTGTATTTACTAGATTGCCAGTAAAGAATTGTGCGTAAGCTATTTGGAACCTTCCAGTAGCTTTGCCTCCACCAGGCCTTGTAACGGTCACAGAAGCCCCTTTGGGCATATATACTACTCCAGTACTAGTTTCAAATACTAAGCGCTCTGCGAACTTAGGGCGGATTACTAGAGGCATTCCAGCTTCCATCACAGATGCTTTATTAATAAAGACATGTCGTCTCTTTCCAAATTCGTTTGGGACGGCAGATTTAGAGGGCAAGAAGTCAGATGTAATTTTAAATGAAAGTCCGTCTGTAGATAGAACCTTTAGCTTAAATAGTCTTGCGCTTTTATTACCAGCTTTTTTCCACTCGTAAACATGATGCAAAGATTTAGGATTCATTCTTGATTGAGAGTCTACATATAGGCCAAAGTCTTCTTCTATTTGTTTAAATATTACAGACTGAAATTTCTTTTGAAATTGTTTGTTTGTTGTAATTTTAGAAACAACCTGTGCCTGATAATATATTGCTGCTGATATTTGAGCAACTGTACTATCCCTTAAAACACGACCAGAGGTTCCAGCCATGCCTTTTTGTAATCCGCTGGCTGCTGTAACTAGTAATGAGCTATTGTCCAATTGTCTGGTTTTCCGATCTCTTGACGGTAGCGTTATATGCCACTACTCCACCTAGTGGATCCGTCATGGGTGTCATTCCAATTACTTCAAATACTGTAGGAGTATTGCTGGGGAAATTTAATTCTTCCCAGATAACCGTTCCTTCGTTGTCTCTGATATTAGTAATTTTTTCTCTCAGAGTTACTTTGTCTGACGTTCTAATTTGTAGGGTCTCTTCATTTTTATATCTATTAGAAAAAGTTTGTTTGTCTCCTGGAGAGGATAAAGAAGAATTACTAATATTACCTTTTGCGCTACATGGCACAGTTCTATCAAACTGCCATTCTTTTTTTATTGCGCCTGTATCTTGGTCCTGTAGGTCAAATTGCTTGTAAACATCCATGAACATAGGCATAACAGAGTCAACAAGATCATACATTAGATAACAACCATTTTATTGATAACATACGGAAGAAGTAATTGATCTGCATAGAGATTACCAGTTCCTGAATATGTACCAGAATTGTACTCGAATTTCCAGTCAAATGTTTGAATTGACTTCATGTACTTATTACGCCAAATCTTATCCTTTGAGAAATAGTCTTTCATCAATTCAATACAGGCAAGATCAACTTCATCAGGAACTTCTTCCCAACCAAATTTACCTTGAACTCTGTATGTTAATCCATTTGCAAATACTCCATTCCATGTATCATTCATTGGAGGAGGAACCATGCCATTTGCTGTATACACAGTATTATCAAGCATGTTTGCTCTATTAATTCTTATTCCAAATCCGCTTTCTGAAATGATTGTGCTGTAGTTCCAGTTATTTACATTAGTTAATGTATTTACTAGCAAGATATCATTTTGATATAGCTCATGCAGTTCTGCTAATTTATAAGGCAATGGCAAAACATCAGAGCCTGAGCCATACGCAATTTGAACGTCGTCATACAAATAGAACTGTTGCTGAGTATAAGCTTCAATTAATTTTCTGGCGTATCTTTCAGCACTGCATAATTCAAAATATGATTTAGAATTAGGATCTGAAAAATCAGACCCCAACCCTAAAGAATCAATTGCCTGGCTTAAATCTGTATATGGAGTCTGCACATAAATCTTGTGGTTTTTTTCTGTAGAAACTGAACCAACTGCGTATGACCAATTTAATCTAAGCTGTCTTTGTCTATTTGTATACTGTACTGGAATGTATACAATATATGTACCTGCATCTGCTTCCGACTTTACAGCCGTTAATGTTGCAAGTATTGTTCCAGGATTAATAGGTGGAGATATTGCTGGATCTTCTGTAATGTCATATAGCCGAACAACTGGAAGACTGTCTGAGTCAGTTAGTTGCCCCTGCCAAAACACTTTATGTGTTACTGGTGAATTTGAACCTACTAGAATTTCCATTTAATAAAGGTTAAGCGTAGTACTCCTGAACTTCCTTTGGAGTTGCTAAGCGAAAACCCTCCTCCTTGTCAAAAATTTCTTGAGCGTCTTCCGATGTCATTGCGACAAAAGGATGCTCTTTGGTAAATGTATAGTTAAGAATATCATACCTGTAATTCTCTCTAGTCATTCTGACTAGCATGGTGTTTTCTGGCTGAGCATCAGGATTAAATCTTGGAAGAATCTCTTCTGCATCTTCGTTGAATTCGTCTGCCGCTTTCTCAATATCCTTAATAGTCTTTTGATAAACAGGCCAAGTTACTCCCTCTTCGGTAAGAGCGGCAACAATATCGGTCTTA